GGGCGGCCTTGGCAGGCTTGTCAGCCTTGTCGATGACGGCTTCGGCGTAACCGCGGGCGATGAGGCCCTCGGCCTCCTCCTTGGTCACCTCGAATTCTTCGCCTTGCTCACGCTCGCCATTGGCGCCAGTCAGCGGGCCGAGTGCTCGAATTTTCATGATTCACCTCATGGGTTTGGGACTGATGAGCACAGAAGTCTCATCATGGTCCGGTCGTTATCGGGTAGCACGGCCTCCACCTGGTAGGTGACGCCGCGTTCGGTAAGCCGCCAGCCAGCGACGATGTCGGCACGATGTCGCATGCGGATCTCGGCAGTGACGGTGGCTTGCAGCTGCTCGGCGACCGGCGTCACTCGACCGGTCGGGATCGTGATTTCTGCCCATATCTTGCCGGCAGAAACCCACTGCCTGGATGCGCCGCCAGAGGCGTTGCGCACTTGCTCCGGTCGGGTTGCATCGCAGCGATGGCGAAGGGGTCCGGCTCGCATCAGAATTTCTTCCTGTACCAGAGCAAGCGTTCAACGGCGAGCGGCATGGCCGTCGCGATGGTGCCTGCCACGACTGCCTCGCGGTTGGCGTACCAGTGCCCGACCAGCAGCAGGATGGCCTGCTGAACGTCACGGGTCAGGCCCATCTCTTCCGGCTCGCTCGGCGCCGTCTCGACCAGTCGGCGGTCGCAATGCTGCTCGACGTGCGCCTTCGCCGCTTCGACGTACCCGGTGATGAGCGCGTCCTCTTCGTCATGGTCGACGCGCAGGTGCAGCTTCACGCTGGCCAGGTCGAGCATTTACGTGGCCTCGCCTGGCACCGGTCCGGTACCGCCTTCGGGCGTGGTTACCGGGGCGGTACCGGCGGGCGCAGACGCGGGCTTGGTTTCACTGGGCGCCGCTGAGCGGGCTTGCTTGGGCTTGGCCCGCGGCTTGCCGCTCGCGTCCAGCTCGACGGCCAGGCCCTTGCCGATCAACGTGTGGGCATACTCGTCGTCGGCTTCCTTGAATTCCTGCCCGCGCTTGATTTTGGTCGAATCCGTGCCCAGCGCCACGGCATCGCCAACGAAACCCCAAAGAATTTTGATGTGCATGCTGCATCTCCCGATGGGCAGGCCGGTAAATGTTCCGGCCCGCTGGTGGTTACTTGGCGACGGGGAAGTTGCCCTTGACCAGGGCTTCCTTGCGGCGCACGCCCAGACCCAGGCGCTCCTCGACCAGCAGCGCTACTTCGTTGCGGATGAACTGATCGTTGATCAGGCCCATCTTGAACTCGAAGGCCATGCGGTCGAACAGCGTGGTTGAGCGGGCGAAGTTGGCCACCAGGAACTCGCCGCCGGCGTCGCTATCCCCCTCATCCATGCTGTCCGAGGTGATCACCGGGCGACCCCAGAGGATCGGAGTGACCAGACCTTGCAGGTTGGCGAACAGATAGCGGTTCTCGCCATCCTTCTGCAGCTCGATTTCCATCCAGTCGAGTTCGGTCATCACCACGCCGTCAGCCGACATCAGCGATTGCTTGCGTACCTGATAGATCGCACGGCGGACCAGGTCGATGGCGGTGTCGTTCGCTTTACTCAGCTGTGAGTTGTAGAGCGTCGCCTGTGTCATCAGGCCGGGCAGGTTTTCGCCAATGCCGTCGCCTTTGAGGATCTGCGCCTCCTCCTCAAGCTTGAGGTCGTAGCGCAGCAGTTGCTGCAAGTAGGCGTACATCTGCGGCACGTCGGACAGCACCTCGTCGGTGGCCGGCATCCACACTGCAATCTTCTTCACCCGGTCGGTCTCGGTGGTGAAGGTGACGTTGCTGGTGGGCTTCAAGCCGCCCTCGGCCACCGGCTTGGCGCCGCGGGTGTGCAGGTTCTCGCGGAAGTAGGTGTAGTTCTGGCCGCTGACAGGGATGGCGGTCAGCAAGTCACGGATGCGCAGCTCCTGCCGCAGGCCGGGCTGGATCACCGGGTCATAATTCGGCGCCACGACGCCAGCACTGGTGACCTTCATTTCCTTCATGCTGGCCAGGTCGGACTTGGTGATCTCGATCTTGGCCTGGCTTGCGCTCTTCTGCTGCAGGCCCTTGTAGCTGTCGTCATTCTTCACCAGGTCGATGAAGCTCTTGCCTTCACCGGGCTGGCCGCGCAGCTTGACGCCTTTCTGCTCCAGGTCCTGCACCTGCTCGATGACGCGCTCGAGTTCGCCTTTCTGGTTGGCGATCTGGCTCTTCAGATCGGAGGTGACCTGGTTGCCCTTTTCGATCTCACTGATCGCATCGTCGTACTTCTGTTGCAGGCCCTGGAAGCCGTTCTTCAGTTGCAGTTCCAGGGAGTCTTTCAGCTCTTTCACTTCGCTCATTGCGATGCTCCAAAATGGGTGGTGAACAGTGTGGAAATGTCTTTCAGCTCATCCACGATCGCCGTGGCCTCGCTGCCGCCATCACGGCGCAGCGCGGTGTAGCCGAGCGAAGCGACTGCCGCCGCTTCCTTCTGCGAGAGACCCATGCGTTCGCGCAGGGCCTTTTCGAACAGTCTGATGTCCCCTTTCACGCTGAGGACTTGCGCCTGGGGGTTCATGCCGAAGGGGACAAAGGAGGCCTCCCACAGCTCAGCCTCCTTGATCACACGCACGCGCCGGCCGGCGCGCTCCTCGAAATCTGCCTTGATGGTGTTGAAGCCGATCGACATGCTGTCGAGGATGTCGGCTTTCATCAGCTCGTAAGCATCGCGGGCATAGCTGACGCCCAGGTTGACCTGGCCTTTGAGCAGCAGGCCGTGGTCGTCCTGGGTGTAGTCAGCGGCGCCCACCAACCGGGTCAGGTCGTGGTACAGCGCCAGCTTGAGCTTGCCGGCGCGCGTGGCCTTCACCCGCGTGAAGGCGCCGGGCAAGATCACGTCGTCGCCCAGATCGACGTTGTTGAACACGGCGGCGTAGGCTTCGAAGTTGCCTGCTTCATCCACCGCCTTGAGTTCGATAGGCACCTCAAGAGTCGCCATTTTTCTGCATCTCCCACCGGGTCACCCGGGCGTAGTCGCCGCCCAGCGGCGGGTAGTTTTCTTTCTCGCGAACTTCGTCGATACACAGCCAGCCCGAACCTCCCGAACCGCCGAGGGCGGCCTGGAAATACGCGGCCCGACCGGCGCTATCAGCACGCAGCAGCCCCTCGACCACGAACTCGACAAAGCGAGTGGTCTTGCTGAACAGCTTGTCGTTGAGTTCGTCCTCGACAGCGTCGATGTATGGCTTGAGGCCGAAAGTGATAAATCCGGTGAGCTGCTGCTCCAGGTTCGAACCCATGATCGAGGTCTTGCCAGCGCGATTGGCCAGCCATAGCGGCACGCCGTAGATGCCCGCCAGCGCTTCCTCCTGGAACTGCTGGGACTCAATGAACTGGGCATCCTTCTGGCTGATGCCGGCCGGGACGATCTTCGGGCCGCCCTGCAGGATGGCCATCTTGCCCATGTCATCGGCGTCAGCCTTGCGCACGTCGGGGAACCTCTTCATGACCATGGCCTGTTGTGCCTCGGTCAGGAAGCCGTCGTAGATGACGTAGCCACCGGTAAAGCCGCCCTTGCGCATGAAGCGCGCCGACCAACGCTGGCCGGCCTTGGCCAGGCCCATCGTCTCGGCGTTGTGCTCGATCGGCGACAGACCCGTAATGCCATCCAGGCTGAACAGCTTGAAGTGCAGCATGTTCTCAGGCGAGACCGGGAAGCGGTCGCCCTTGCTGGGCGTCACCATGTACAGCAATTCGTCGTCGGTATCGATGCTGACGGTCCGACCGTCTAGTGGGATCATCCCAATGGGGTCGCCGTGGATGTTGCGCTCGATCAGGGCAAAGGCGTTACCGCGCAGAGCCATGTTCACGACCACGAACTTCAGGAAGTTCAGCCGGGTCATGTAGGGATTCGGCTTGCTCAGCAGCTTCTGTGCCCGATCCTTGCCGTCGACCGGTGCTCGTTTGCCATCCTTGTCGTCGTACAGCTTGAGTGGCAGGCCGCTCAGCGACTCAGAAAGGATCTTGACGCAGGACCAGACCATGCTGATCGATAGCGCGGTCTTGGCCGTTACCTTGATACCGGAGGCGGTGGTTTTGCCGCCCACCTCCAGGTCAACCTCGACGTAGCCGCCGGTGGCTGGGTCGGTGTAGCCAAAGAACCGCCAGGTGCTTGGGTTGTACCACTTGAATGACATGGTCAGCCTATGAGGTCAAAGAAGCCGTTGGAGAGGTAGTTGTCCATGCCGCCCGTTGCCTCTGGGTTGAGCGCCATCAGCGTCACGGCGTTGAAGAACGCCATCAGTGGGTCGATCTTGGCCGAGCCGCTGGCCTGCTTGGTGATGAGGATCGAGTTGCCGCGCGGTTCGACCTTGGCATTACCGCAGCACCAGGCCATCATCGGCTGGCCACCGTGCAGCAGCGTGCCTTCGGCCAGCTTGCGCTCGGCAGCCTTGATAGCGCCGCCCAGGCGCCAGCCCTGAGAGACACCTTCAATCTTTTCACGCGGGATGCCAGCGGCCTCCAGCGCATCGAGAATCGCGCCGACGCCAGCCGGGTCCAGCCCGACCTTGTCCAGCAGGCCGGCCTGCTCGACCTGCGCCACCAACTGCGCCACTTCCTCGATGTCGTCGCCGATGCGCTCGACCAGTGTCAGGTGTCCATCCTTGGCAAAGTCGCGAATGCGCGGCGCCTCGGCCTTTCGCCGCTCCAGTACTGAAGGGTGGGCCCAGGCGTACGTCCAGGTCAGCCAGCGCCGCGTGCCTTTCTCACGACCAATCGCCGCCAGCCCGAGCAAGTCGTCGAGGCCGCCACCATCGACGCCGATGTCGATCACCTCGCAGCGCTCGATCAGGTCTTCCAGCGTGCGGCATAGCTCGGAAGCCTGCTGCTCCCAGAACTCAGCACCGGCCCAGCGATCCGAGAGCAGCGCCAGGCCGATCTCCACGTTGAGGTGCTTGGCCAGGAAGCCGCGGAACGACTCTTCGCCGTCGAGCTGAGCCTGGGTGTAGCCGCGTTCGATGAACGGCTCGTCAACCGACAGCCCCAGGTTGGGGTTGGTGACGTAGGCGTTGGAGAAGTCCCGGTGTTCGCCAGCGTCGAGCATCGCCTTGGGAAACTCGTACAGCACTGGCAGGAAGGACGGATCGTGAATCTCGCCGTCACGCACCTTGCGGGCATACATCAGCTTCTGTCGGAAGACGCCTGCCGGTGGCGCGTCGGACTGGGTGGTTGCCCAGATGATGAAACCCTCTGGCCGTGACGCCAGGCCGCCAGTGGCCTCACGCAGCATCGCCTCGGCGTTGGCACGCTTGCCGAAGACCCACAGCTCGTCGATGAACACGCCAATGGCCTTCTTGCCGGAGACCGTCTCGCTGTCGGCGGCGACCACCTTCAGCGTGGCCCCGGTGTTCAAGTGGGTGACGGTGCGGATGTGGTCTTGCACCTTCAGCAGCGCTGACAGCTCCTCATCCGCCCGAACCATGTCCCGAATCGGGACATAGGAGTTGTCAGCGATCTCCTTGGTGGGCGCCAAGATGATGAACTCGCCCGAGGCGCGCCAGTTGAGGATCAGCGCGGTGAGCATGATGCCGGCCGCGATCGTGGACTTACCGTTCTTCTTGCTGATCAGCAGCATGAACTCGCTGATCATCCGGCGCCCGCTCTCGGGGTCATACGCGCCGAAGATGGCGGCGACGAACTCATTGACCCAAGGCCGGACCGTCTCACACATCAGCGGGCTGCCGGTGGCGTCCACCATGCGCAGTTCGCCGAATACCCCCAGTGCATCAGCCGCCTCGGTTGGGAACAGCGGTTCGAAAGGGATCAGGCTTTGGCGCGCAACGATGCGCTCCTCCCAGTCAGGGCAAGAGGTTGTCCACTTCATCATTTCACCGACTGTAGAGGGCCGCGACGCGCGCCGAACTTACCAGCACCTGCCTGGGCTGCTTTCTCTTTGGCCTGCTCCTTCTTGCCGCCCTCGCCCTTGCGTTGGTGCACGAACGGCATCAGCGCCTTGGCCGCATCGACACGCAGCTTCGCCTCGGTACCCAGGTCGTTCATCACCGATAGAAGGAAGTCCTTCGGGTCGCGATGCAGGAGCACCTGTGACAGGTCGAACCCGGCCGGCTCAGGCTCCTGGTCCTCTGTGGGAGCGGGGTCAGTCGGCGCCGACTCCTTCGCTGGCTTGGTCGGCTTGGCAGGCGTGGCTTTAACATCTGCTTTAACACTTTTAACAACCGGCGGGAGCAGGCCCAGCGCTTCCAGCTTGTGCAGCTCGGCCATCACATCAGGGTCTTTTGCGAGCCTCGAACCGGCCGCAGACGCCGTCTTTTCGGGGCATCCGGCTGCAATGGCTGCGTCTCGATTGGACGCACCTTCCCTAAGCGCTTCGATGAACGCGCGCTTTTTGGGTGTTAAAGCCATTAACAAAAAATCCTGGGCGGAAAAAAATCTGTGCGTGGGGTCGGGAGCGGTCTAGTGACGGGAAAATCCCAAAATTTTGCCCCCCCCCACCCCGAAAATGAGAATTCGTCGCATTTCTACGAAAACGGGTCGAATCACCTCGATCCCGCGATCGAATCGCACCAAACCGGTGCATTTCTCGATCAAACCGCAGCCTTCGTCTACCTCAGCCCCGCAGCCTCCTCGGCCTGCTTCACCGAGTCATGGCAAGGTCGGCATAATTGCTGCCAGTTGCCCTGATCCCAGAACAGATCGCGGTCGCCACGATGAGGGATGATGTGGTCGACCACGCTGGCGGCAGTCGTGCGCCCGATCCTGGCGCAGTACACGCAAAGCGGGTTGTCCAGCAGGAACTGCGCACGCGCCTTCTGCCATCGGTAGTCGTAACCACGCTGCGAGCTGGTCTTGCCGCTGCGCCAGCTGCCTGGCGTAACGGTCTTGATGCGGCTATCGGTGCCTTCCTTGAGCCGTGGGCTGATCGTCTTGAGCCTGGCCATCGTCATCGTCTCCGTGGCCGGTTCAAAGCTCGTCGGCCACAACGCGCCAACACCATGTCCTGCACCTGGTGGATAGCCATACAGAACTCATGCTGCTCAAGCGGGTGTTCGATCGGAAGCTTGAGGTACGCATCCCAGGCATCTGCCAGCAGCTGCGCCACCTTGGCTTCCTGGTCGGTCAGCTCGGCTTTCATTCGTCGGCCCCGCGCTTGCTGCGCTCGCGGGCAACGTCAGCAGCACGCGGGGGCACCTCAATCGTCCGGCCATCGACAGTAGTGAACTCGATCACCTCGCCTTTCACGATCTCAGCGTCAGCGACGATCTGGGGCACCTCAAGCGGCATTACAGTGATGACGGCCACCCAGACGCCGGTATCGACAGAGGCCTTGAGCTCGATGCTCTGCACGCCGTCCAGCTCGCTGCCGTCGCTCAACAGCACCTTCGTCCCCATAGCCATGTGGGCACTGCCAACGCCGCACGCTGGCGCCGGCACTATGGTTGCCACTCGCAGCGGGCTCTGGTGTTCGCTCATGGTCGCTCCTCGCTCTGCACTCGGTTGAGTGCTTCGTCTGCCTTGTTGGCTGCCTGAGAGGCAGTGGTCGCTGCCTTCGTGGCCTTAGCGGCGGCGGTACCGGTCTGGCGCGCCAGCTCATCCAGGCGCAGGTCACGCTGCTCGGTCGCGGCGTCGTAGGCATGGCGCACCTCGGCGACCTGCTCCAGGTAGGTCTTGGCCAGCGCCCACTGCGCCAGCTGGTAGCCACCGAAGCCACCACCTACCACCAGCAGGATCGCGATTGCCCATACCTCGACACGGCGCCACCAGCGGCGGGCCATGAATTCCAATACGCATCTGTCCATCACCGGGCACCTCCGAGTTGGGCGCGTAGGCGCGAGATCTCTTCGCTTTGGCTGGTGACCTTCTCGGTCAGCTGCTCCACCTGCCTGGTGAGCGCCAGAATGTTGCCCTCAAGCTTCCCCATGGATCGGGTCAGCTCGTTGCGCTCCTGGGCGAATTGGTCGGCACGCGCCTCGGCCAGCTTGCGAGCCTCGCGCTCGGAGTCGAGCAGCTCATTCAAGCGGCGCACGGTGCCAATGTCGGCATTGTCCATGGCTCGCTCGGTTGCTTCCTTGGCCAAGAACTTCTTCAGCCACAGAAGGCCGCCCAGCAATACAGTGCCCGTGCCGCCCAGCCAGGTGGCTGTGCCTGGGCCGAGGTCGGTCGGGTCCATCGGTTACTCCGGCTTGGATTGGCTATATGCGGTTGCACGAGAATTGTCGGATGCAGATCCGAGCAGTACGGTACGAGGCGAAGCACTGAAGAAAGGTCCTTGCTGGGCCAGGCGACGCTCCAAAGCATCCAGCCGTTGCTCGGCTCTCACATGCTCAGCATCGGCCCGCCCCTTGCTCGCGACCAGGTCAAGCTCCAAGGCTGTCAAGCGGTCGTGAAGCGCGCGGTTCTCAGCGCCCTGCTTGGACCTGCCCTTCTCGATCTCGGCGATTCGCGACTCCAGGCTGGCGCCGAGCTTGGATTCGGCGATCTGCTTCGTGAGTTCGCCCAGCAACTGGCCGGCGTCGATGGGCGCTTTGATCTCAGCCTCGCTGATGAACACCTGGCCATCGACCACAAAGAACGGGCTGCCTTCTCGGCTCTCCCGCTTCACCACTTCAAGCTGACCGGCGCCAGCAGCCTGGAGCACTCCCTGCGCATCGCGGATCACTCGGGCCGACTCGCCGTAGAAGGTGACGCCGCCCATGCGCAGTGGCTCGATTGCCTCGCCCAGGTTGATTGCCAGGGATGACCTTTCGACAACTGGGGCGTTGCCAGTGTTGATACGTGAGGTCAGCGCCGTGACTGCATGCCCCTGAGCTGTTACCGGCGAACCCAAGGTTGTGATGCGTCCCTCACACGAAGTAATTCGGGTAGAAAGATCGGCGACGATAGAGGATTCAGCCTTGGCAGACACCTGCGCATGAACTCCAGCGACCAAGGAGTGAAGCGCGTCGATGCTGGAGCGCAATGACGCGATGGCTTTTTCAGTTTCGGACATTTGCTTACTCCAGATACGGCAAGGCCCCGCTCAATGGCGAGGCCTAGAAATGGGTGGAGATGCCAGCCCTGTCAGGCCGGTGTCGTGGTGCTTCCCTGCAGTCCCCACGCTGACTGTTACCCCTGCACGTCCCCGCCGGGCTTCGATCATCTCCAGAAACGAAAAACCCCGACGCATTGGCCGGGGTTCTCTGTGTGTCGCGCTGTTTCAAGCTGGACACGCTGCTATGAAAACAGGTGTTTATCCGCCCGCATAGAGTTTTCTACGCAGCTTCGCGAAAATCTTCGAGGGCGCAGTCAATCCAAGCAACGCCAGTACGAATGATCTCGCGTGCCTTGCGTTCCGACATGCCTGCTTCTCTGCCAACCCGCATTGCTGGATGCTTCGAGCCATAGTATGCCCATACGAAGTCTCCCATCTGCTGGTTGCGCTTCGTCAAGCGGGCAACTGCACCGTCCACCACCAGCGCCAGATCGTCCGTGATCACATGCTGGCGGATACCTCCCACGCTGGGAATGTTGTCGCGCATCAGGGCGTACAGGGGCGAGACGTATCGGGGAACACCCATCTCGCTCATGCGCCACCAGCCCCACTGCTCCAGCAAGTACTCGGTATCGCCCAGCGGCTTGTCCACGTAGGTCCGTTTCTTCATGCAGCCCTCCGGGGCGTTGGGTCGGTGTCCAGGCCAAACAGCTCGCACAGCAGCTTGAAGGCCTGTTTGTTCTTGGTGCCGCCCTGGATGATCCAGGCCTTGGCGAATTGCTCGAAGCCTTGATTGGCGCGTGAGGCGTGCCAATCGGCAACAATGTCCATCAGCGCAGCCGACGCCAGGCGGCCGTTGGTTTGGTCCAGCAGCAGGCGGTTGCCCTGCTTCAGGAATTCCCGCTCAACTGGGGTGAGAGTTTTGCGCGGCTGCGCCGCAGTAACGTTGCTCATCGGATAGGGCTCCAAACATGCAGGATTTCATTGGGGCGCTGATCCGTGCGCGCTTCGATTGATACGGCCCTTGCCCAAGACCGGTATGCCTCTTCTGGTGTGTTTCCCACGCCAACCCAGGGATGCTGTTTCGACACGCACTTCCAGGCTCCACCTTTGCACCACACCCGAACCTTCGGTAATCGACCGCTGAACCCGATCTTGTGGGACGCCAGCCAAGCCTCAACTGCCGGCCAGATGACAGCCTGCGCTCCGGTCTCGAACTTGGCTTTGCCGCCATTGGAAACCTCACCCAAGCCGTAATCTTCGTTCCCCACCCACATCACGAAGCCCGATGGCGTGTGCTCAAGCTCATAACCTTTGTGACGCCAGCCCCAGTCGCCCGGAAAGTCTCGCAGCGAGGCGGCGATGCGCTCGGCCTCGGGGTAACGCTTGGCCTTGATCACCTGCGCGCCCGGTGGTAGCAGGGCCGGAACATCGATGGCCGTTGGCTGGTGACCAGCAGGCTCATGCACGGGCATCAGCATTCGAGTGATCAACTTCAGCGGGTTCATTTGCCACCTGCCTTGATCATGCTCAGCGCAAGGAACTCAATGGCCATGCCTGCCAGCATGTAGCCGCAATACCCTGTCTCTGTGACTCGCCCCATGACCAGAGCAGCAATGAAGAACATCGACCAACCCATCTGGAATAACGAAACTCTGCTTTCGAAAAGCCAGGTCATGTCCTACCCCCCTTGTATCGCTGTGCATAGCTCCCGCGCCCCATCTCGACCTCGTCGTCAGATGGCATGCGGTCGCCGGCGAAATTGGCAAACCGGCCGTACTGGCCCTCTTGTTGCAGGATGCAGCTGCCAACCCTGGCATGCCGACACTTGGTCATCAGGATCTCGGTCAGGCCGTTCTGACCCTCCTCCGTGTCCATGTCCCGGTGAACCATCAGGATGCAGCTCGCGTCGGCCTCGATCTCGCCCGAATCCCGCAGATCGCTGGACTGAGGCTTCTTGCCTGGGCGCTTCGTCGAGTCGCGGTTGAGCTGCGCCAGCTCGATGACTGGAATGCCCATCTCCTTAGCCAACTGCAGCAGGGCCTTGCTGATCCTGCCGACCTCTTCGCTGCGGGAGCGGCCAGGACGCTCGCTGCGGATCAAACCCAGATAGTCAACCACGATGCCCGCCAGGCCATGCTCGCGCTGGCACTGTCGAGCAGTGGCTCGGATGGTTGCCGGGGTCTGTACTGGCTCATCGCAAACGAACAATGGCGCATCCCGAGCAATGGCAACGGCGCCGACCATGCTGGCCCAGTCGCTGTCCCGCATCTTCGACGGGTCGTTCAGGCTGCGCAGGCTGACCCCGCCCAGCGAGGCGATGGCGCGCAGGCCCAGCTCCTCTCCAGGCATCTCGATCGAGAACACCAGCCATGGCTTTCCCGCCTTGATCGCGTTGTGCTGGGCGATCTGCAGCGCCAGCGTGGTCTTGCCGCTGCCAGGCAGGCCGGCGACCACGGTGACCTTCTTCGGCCGAATGCCCTGCGCCAGCTCATCCAGCGAAGCTAGACCAGTCGATGGCCACTCCGGCGCATTGCCCTGGTGCTTTTCGTCCACCAGCTCAGCTGCCTTGCCCATCCAGGCATCGAGGCGTTCAAAACCCTTGCTCTCGCCGTCAAGATCGCGAAGGTCTGCCATCGCCTGCTGGGCCGCTGCGATGACCTCAGTTGTGGACGCGCCTTCTTGCACCAGGCCGCGGGCCTGGCCTGCAATGTCCAGGATGCGCCGGATGACGCCCCACTCGCGAACGTGCTTGGCATAGGCCTTCCAGTTGGCTACCGAAGGAACCTTGCTGGCCAGCTCGGTTGCGTAGGCCAGTACCAGGTCGCCACTTGGAAGAGTACGGCGGATCATGCCCACGGTTACCGGGTCGATCGGCATGTGCTGGTCACGGCACTCGACCATTGTTTCGAACAGCGCAGCGTTGTCGGCATGGTAAAAGTCCGCGGCGGTGACTTGGCCCAGGATGTCCTCGACCAAACCATGGTCCTGCGCCATCGATGCGTGGATAGTGGCGCCCAGCACCCCGTGCTCTGCCTCGAGGCTGTAGAGATCCCTCATGCCACAGCCCTCATCGACGACCAGGTGAAGCCCACGGCCTTGCCGCCGTTCTGGCGCAGACGATCAATGGCACGCTCACCGATGAAGCCCTTTAGGCCTTCCCGGGCCAGGTTGCTCACCAGCACCGTCGGCAGCACAGCCTGGTACCGGCGGTCGATGATGCTGTGCAACAAGCCAAGCTCGTATTCGCTCCCCTTCTGGGCGCCTACTTCGTCGATCACCAGCAGGTCCAGGCCGCCGAGGTGCAGCACGACGTCGCGGTCGGTGTAGCCAGACCCCGGCATCATCGAGGCGCGAGCGATGGCGATGACGTCACCAGCCGGAAGGATCAGCGCGCTGGCGCCATCGGCGACCACGGTTCGAACGATTGCGCTTGCCAGGTGCGTCTTCCCGGTACCGACATTGCCGGTCAGGATCAGCGACCGCCCGACCCGGTAATTCTCGCCGAACTGCTCGGCGTAGCTGCAGCAGTCAGCCAACGCCCGGTGCTGCTCGGCAGCGTCCGCGCGGTAGGTGTCGAAGGTGCAGCCGGAGAAACGCGGAGTGATGCCGGCGGCAATCAGGGCGTTCATCGACCGCTCGGCTTGGCGCTGGGCCCGCGCCTGGATCGACACATCGGATTCGCGTGGGGCCATGTGCAATGCCTCCCACGCGCACCGCTTGCAACCGCGCGCCAGCATTGAACCGTCCAGCTGCTCGACCTCGCTCATGTCGACGGCGCCGTGCACTGGGCACAGGCCGGCATACACACGCATGGTCGGCCGGCGGTGGAACAGATCAGAAATTTGGTCGACCATCTTCGGCCTCCTGGTACATGTCGGCGGTGTGCTGAGGCAGATCGTGGTAGCTGGATACCTGGCCATGGCCTGCTGGTTGCAGAACGTCGTGCCAGCGCTCGCCGTTGAGCCAAGTGGTCGCCAGCGGCACGTACTGTCCTTGCTCTTTGGTCCAGTCACGGGACACGCAATGCTTGGCCAGCGCGGTCAGCATCACGGCTTGCAGGTCGGCGTCAGGATTCAGCTTGATCCAGACCTTGAGCACGTCCTTGCGGCCTTTTTTCTTGGGATACAGCTTCCAGAACTGTTCGAACCCTGGTGCATCGATGCACATAGGTTTAGGTTCCTTGACTGGTTCAATAGAGTGACTGGTTCTGGGGGCAGCTCCTGCCCCACCCCCTGGGTCACCTGCTGCCCCAGGTGGGTTACCTGCTGCCCCACCCCCTGGGGCAGGAGCTGCCCTACCCTCAAGGGTCAAGTGGAAAACGTTCGACTGGTTCAGCTCGCCCTTGCGACGGAATTCGCGACGCAGGAGACCGGCCTTTTCCAGCTCGCGGATGTGCACCTTGACTGTCGACCGGCCGATCTCGCATTGCTCAGCGATGTGCTGGTAGGACGGCCAGCATTCACCCACGTCATTGGCGTTGTCAGCCAGCTTGATCAGCACCAGTTTGCGCAGCGGGTTGCCCACCTTGGTCTTCATGGCCTTGACCATCAGTTCCATGCTCATTGCAGGGTCTCCGGACCAGCTACGGTAAAGCCGGTTGCTAGCAACTGATGCTGGAGACCTGAAGCCTTGAGTCGAGCAGCAAGCACGCTGATAGCATGTAGGGCGTCCAGTGCATGGCTGCGAGCAACCTGGAGCTCGACGATCGCAGGGCAATTGCCCTGGACGATCTCAAGGACCCGCGTCGAGTAATTGGATGCGGCCTGCGCCAGCGAAAGATCATCCAAACCATGAAATGCCGAGATGGGCAGCGGATGCATGGGAAACTGCTTCACAGGAATGGGCTGGGCACGAAGCTCTTCCCCGGCCATCAAGGAACGCCGCTTGGCCTCCAAGTGATCAGAGCAGACCTGCTGTACGGTGTGGCCGGTGCGTCGCTTGAACATCACTGCCAGCGCCATACACACCTCATGGAGGTTGGCATGTGTCTCATCGTGAAGGCCAATGCAGCCACCTTCTGCGACCAGGTCGACAGCGTCACAAATATGTTCGAAGCAGTACTGCATCAGCGATACATCTGCAAACTGCTCGAAATGCTCTTCGTTGATCACGTTTACCTTGCCAGAGCCAGGAAAATTCAGAACGTTGCTCATGATTGGACCCTCCGGGCCAGGCGGAACCGGCCCTCAAAATACGGGTGGGTCGCCTGCGTGGCGGTGACCATGGTCGACTCGGATACGAAGCGGTTGAAGGCAGCGGTGACGTGGCTTTTCGACCAGACCAGGTACTGCGAGCCGAGGGCCTCCTCGTGGCCATTGCGCACCATGCCGGCCGGGTTCGGCTGGTTGGGCCAGACCTTCAGCACATAGTCCACGACGGCGCCCGACAGGCCGTGCCGCTTGAGCATCGTCTCCTTGATGCGGGTAAGGGACTGGCAGTTCTGCGGGCAGTGGTCCCATACCATCGTCTGGCTGAGTTGCTCCACCTGGTGCTCGACGCGCTCCAGCGCCACTTGGTGGGCGGCCTGCTGGCGCTCGATGGCCACCAACTGATTGGCGCTGGCGGCGATCAGCTCGGTCTGGGTCATGGGTCGAGGGGCACCCTCCTCCAGCTCCTGCCAGCGATCCACGAGGGCGGCAGTGAACTCCGGGCTGAGCTGGGCAACCACGACGAAGCTGTCGCGCTTGCAGACCTGGTAGACTGATACGGCCTGGCCGAGATGATTTTTAACTTCCCCCAATGGGGGGAGTTGAATAGCGCCCCGCTCAGCAAGGCGCTCGATGCTCTGCTTGACCTTGTCGTGACGGGAGTCGACCAGTTCTGAGATCTGCTGCGACGACATGGTGAGCGCGGAGGTGGTGATCAGGTTCATGCCGCACCTCCCGCGCCACGAACTGGCGTACCGGCTTTTTGTGGCGCGCACGCCTGCAACCGATGCTGCAACTCCTCCCGCACACAGTCGAAGCCATTGGCCTGATCGCCAGCCGCGTAGATGCCGAGTTCGATCAAGCGAGCTGATGCGGTGTGCTTGACCAGGCCAGGCCGAGCCGCTTTCAACAGCTCTTCCAGTTGCAGGATGGTTTGCACTGCAGCAGCCAACTGATCGATGGCGTCGCGCGCGATTAGGTCGCGATGGTTGGAAAGGACGGTGGTCATACCTTCCCTCCTTGCGCCGGGGCGACCCCAGCATGGGCGCTGTAAACGAGCGCGAGTGCCGCGTCAGCTGCGAAGTAGATCAGGGTGGCGTGATTGGACACAGACGGCTCGGACATCAAGTCGCGTAATCCCGCAACCACCGACTCCAGGTAGTTAGTGGCTGCATCAAGGCTTTCATGGACAGGAATGCCACCAACAGCTTCAAAGACCGAGTGGAGCTGTTGCGTTTGGAAGCCATGGGAGAAAGTCAATGGCTGGGCAGTCATGCCTGGTCTCCCATCTTTTGCAGCGCGTATTGGCTGGCGCGGGTCAATGTGCTGGCTACCTCGCCCAGAAATGCAAGGGCGCGCACCTCACCGAGGTAAGTGATATCGCCATCATTGTTGATAGCGGCCGCCAGCCGATTCGCCAGCTGGTGAATCCCGTCGCCGAGATCCGCTGCGAAGCGCAAGCCGTCGACTACGTTGACCCCCTCCTTAATGACGAACAGGTTGTCTCCCTGCAGGTCGGGGTTGCCGAACTCCATCTTGTTGAGGTTCGGTAGTTGCGCCCCTGATGGCGCGGTGTTATTTTCCGGGTGCGACATAGCGCATCTCCCAATAGCAAGGTGATGTGAAATCCCCACTCGCTGCGAACGAGTGGACTGAGAAGCCCGGCCTGCGAAGCCGGGTTTTTTGTTGCCTGAAAGTCGATCAGGTAACAAAAAATTGGGTTCCGAAGTCACCTCATAGATGGCTGTCGGATACTGGATGAGTAAACAGCCCCCGCTGGGGACTGGGCGAAGTTCCTGACAACGGTCATGATTGCTCCAAGGTC